CGGCGTGGCCACCGGCACGAAGAGATCCTCGAGCTTCATGGATGGGGGCACCTCGACGCAGAAGCGCGTGTAAACGTAGTCCGCCGTCTGGGATAGTGATTTGGCTGGGATGTATTTGATCGCCATGGGATTGCCTCTTGATTGTAGGGAGTGGGGACCGACTGGAGGAGTGGGAGTGTCAGTCGGTCCCCGTTTCACCAGACCCGGCGGGGGCTTAGGTCGTGGTGAAGGACGAGAGCAGCGTTGCGCCCGCGCCGGTCGTGACGGCCGACACGTAAGCCTGGCTGCCCAGGGTCGAAGTCGTGTCCAGGACGAACACGACGTCACCGACAGCCATGCCGAGGGCGTGACCGTTGGAGACATACGAAGAACCGCAAACGACTGCGATCGCATCGGTGGAAGCGTAGCTCCACAGATTCGGGCGCGCCGGCACAGAACCGAAGGTCTGGCTGATCATTTGCGGGGGGTTAGTGGTTGAATATGCCATTAGTCATACCCTCCCTTAGCTCGACACATACGCAGATCCGTCATGGACCATGCGCACGATGCCAGTGTTTTGGAGGAGAACCGCCCCGTGATAGAGCGAGGCATTGGTCCAGGAGACCTGCTGCTTGCGCTCATAGCCGGCATCGACCATCATCTCAGCCGTGTTGGCTGCGTGACCGACGCTGTCCATGTGCCACATGTAGCAGGACTCGCTGGAGGTGCCGCCGCCCGTAAGATTGGGGTGGACCATCCAATTGACCCCAGCCCAACGCCGCATGCGGCGGGCAGGACCGACGAGAGGCTTCATCTCGATGTAATCAGAGGAGCCGAACTCCTTGATTTGCAAGAGATAGCCTTCAAAGGCCGGCGTGATCACAGCGAAGATCTTGTCTTCCTGCGTCAAATCCACCTCGTTATTACCGAGGATCGTCCGGGCCTTCACGACCAGATCGAGCGATGCCGTGACGGCAGTGCCCGTGGTCTGGGTCGCGGTGTCCAGAACATCGATGATGATCTGGTCCATGTCACGATGCAGGACAGCCTGGCTGGCCTTCATCATGATCCGCTTCTGGTCACCTTGGTTGGCGAAAATGTCGAAGCCCGTCATTTCATACGGAGCATGCTTTTCGACCAACGTGCAGGTGTTTTGGGTGTTCGAGACCGTCCGGTAAGGGATCTGGCCATTCGAACCACGAGTGACGGCTGAGAGCCCGCCGCTGCCTGCGACGAGGAATACAGCCTGGTTGCCTTTGATCACAGTCTCGCGAACAGTGGCCTGCTTGAGCAGAGAGTAGTCTTGCTCAAAGCTGGCAATGTACTCTTCGCGATACTGGACGACAGGCACAACAGGGTTACCCATTGTGGTAGTCTCCATTATCAATGTTGAAGGGTGCTTTGAGCCTTGCCGTCCGGTTGTCCGCTAAAGGGTGAGAGGCTTGAGGGTGTAGGGTTGTCCACCGGGATCAGTGGGGCCTGCCTCGTTGCGCTCAGGTATGCGGGGCGGTCGTCTTGGCGGTCCTGTTCCATGAGACGATGCGGGGGCCGTGCCTTGGTGCGTCTCCCGAAGCACCAGGTCAGCGGGTTGTCCCGCGGGTCTCGTAGGGGCAGGGGATGGGGCACCACGAGGATGCCCACACCGCTGCCTCTAAGGTAAGGAGCTTAAGTGAGGAGCTCCTGGCCTTACGGTAGGAGCTCCGAACCTTACGGTAGGAGCTCCGAACCTTTAGTCGTAATAGGCCGGGGTCTGTTGTGCCCGGCCCTGGCTGCGCTCGAGCAGCTTGGCGTACTCCTGGTCCATGCCTTCGCGCAGGTAGCGATCGAAGTCGGTCTTCATAACCTGCTTGATCTCATCCATACGGCTCGACATCGTCGCCTTGGAGTCGCCAGAGATCAGTGCGCCGTCACCGTAGTGGTTCAGGCCCTGCTCGATGATGAACTGAGCGACATCGGCATTGTTGATCAGCCGGTAGCCGTTCTCGTCCCTGGCGCTCATGAGATGCTGCACGACGTTCTGAGGGATCGGACCCTCGGCGTCCTCAAGCACGCGCTTGAAGACGTTGATCTGCGGCCGATACTCGTCGCCGAGGCGGGTGCGCAGTGCGTCCTCGTTCTCCTGAAGGAACTGGCGATCGGCCTCGGCCCGGCCCTCGTTCATCTCATTGATGAGCTCGACATAGCCGGTGGCGAGGGCGTCGACCTGCTCCTGCGTGACGTTCTTGCCGTGCAGGTGCTGGAAGAGCTGGCCGAAGAGCGCCTGGTCTTGCTCGTTCCACTCAGCAACGTCTGGCAGCTTGTAGCCATCCGGCGCCTCGGGGATGCCGTTTGACTTGCGCCACTCAGCGATCTGCTCCTCGCTGGCGTCCTCGGGCAGCGCTGCCTTGTACTCGCCGCTCGAGATCTTCTGCTCGGCGGCCAGCCAGGATTGCAAGATCTTGTCTGGGCTCGAGAACCTTTCGAGCCTCTTCATGAGCTTCTCATCGCCGTTGGCGAGCTTGCTGCGCCAGTCCTCAGGCCAGTCGGCCTGGACCTCGACCTTGCGGCTGTCGTCGTCGGTGTCGCCAAGCGTTTCGCCCTCGGGCACCTCGGTCGGTGTTGGCTCGTCCAAACCAAAACCGGCGGCATCCTGGGGAGCCGCCGGCTGTTCGCCTTCTGGTGATGTGTTGGTGTCCGGCTGGGCCGGCGGTGTCGCCGCTTCAGGAGCCGGATCAGCGCCCAGATCCGGTTTCGGATCCAGGGTTGTCTGATCGTCCATTGCTACCTCTTGTTTCTCTTCTCGCGCTCTATTGCCTCGAGCACGTCAGGGTGGGTCATCTTAAGGATCTGCAAGCCCACGAAGCGCTTGCCTTCCGCGAACGCAGTCACACGCTCGCCGTCTGCCCCGCCTGGTCGGAAGGACATGTCGGCGTACTCACCAACGCCACACACGTATTGGATCCAGGCCCAGGCTGTAGCCTGCTGCCCAGAGTTGGCCGTGCCGGTCGCGAGCGCCCTGAGAGCGCCCACAACCATCTCGTCGTACTCAACCGGCTCGAACGGCTGAGCCTTGTGTCGCCACTTCATGCGTTATGCCCCCGTAGGTGGTGGAAGAGCGGGCACCGAAGGTGGCGGTGCCAGGTTGCCACCACCGGGCGCTGCGCCAGGTGCCGCACCCTGAGCCGCCATGGCCTCGCCCTCGACGATGGCCTTGTTGGCCTCGGCGCCCTGCTGGACCGTGCCGAGAACCTCTTGGGCCATGCCGAGCTGGCGCTGCATCTGTTCCATCTGCTGGCCTTGCTGGGCCTCGGCCGCGATCTGATCGTCTGACTTGAACCAGTCTCCTGGTGCGGACGTGCCGCGGATGGCATCCATAAGCGCTGTCTGGAGGTCGATCGGTGGTGCCGGCAGACCCATCTGAGCCGCGGCCCCAATGAGCTCGAGCGTCTCCATGAACTGGCTGGTCTTGATGCGCTGCTGGCCTTCCTGGAGCGGCGATTCGAACCGCCACTGGACCTCAGCGCCCGCGATCGTCTCGGGCACCTCTTCGGCCGGGAACATCTTCATGTTCCGCATCAGCGAGTAGGTCTTGTCGAGGAGCTTTGAGTTGTACTCGACCTCGATTGGCTCGAACAACGGCAGGAGGTTGCGGATGAACTCCTGCTGCCGCACGCTGACCTCGCGCGCCGTCATCTGCTCGGCGCCCTCGGTCTGTGGGAAGTGCAGCTTGTCCAGGAACCAGGCCTTCTGCATGAGCTCACGCATGTCCTGCTGCATCGAGAAGGCCACTTGCATGTTATTCTCGATCTGGATCGGCTGGACGGCCTCGCGTAGCTTGCCGTCGAAGGAGAAGTCAGCCCAGGTGATGCCACCGGCGGCCAGGTTGACCTCGCGCACAGCCTCCTCAACCGCAACCACAGGCGGGTCGACGCTCTTCTCGCCGGCCTCGAGGATGATCCTGGACATCTGCTGGATCATGCGCGCATCAGGGAGCGCGATCGAGGTGCAGGGCGAGTAGGCGTACTGGAAGCCCGAGATCGTCTGCCAGCGCGGCACGATGAAAGGAAACTCGGCGTAGCGGCTCTCCCGCAGCACCTTGCAATTGTCGGCGTCGACGTAGATCACGACGTACTTGATGCGCGTGCCAGGTCGAGCGAGCTTGCGGTCCTTGCCCTTGCCGACTAGGTCGTACTCGTCGGCCGGCATACAGCACACACGGATGTTGAACTCCTTGGACGGGTCACGCTTGAGGGCGCTCTTGACCGTCTTGTCCAGATTGTTCTCGCCGAACTTCTTGGCCATCTGCCGGGCAGACATCTTGTCCCGGCGGTGCAGGTGGTCGACCTCGCCCTTGCTATTCTC